AAAATTCAGAAGCATTTGATTCTTCATCCATTAAATATTCTTTATAGAAGTTCAAAACATCTGCTGTGTTTTCTTCTTCATTCATTGAGTATAAATCACGTGCTAGAAGATTAAACTGTTCATCAGTTATATCAATACGATTCTCATTTACACTAGATGTTCCAGTTGTAGCAGTTGATAATATTTCTAAAGCATTGAATACTAGATTTCCTTTATTTTTCTGTGTTAACAACATAGCTCGTAAATAACTATCATTCACACTCTTAATGTTGATTGTTTTCATGCCTAAGTCATTCTGATATTCTACTCTTGATAAGAAGGCTTCTCTTAAAGAAAATCTAACTTCTCTTGCACTGTTGTATTGCTCTTTAATAAGATCATATTCCTCCCAAAATTCTCTTCGTAATTTTCCTTTGTAATAGAATGTTGACTTTGATATGATGTCAATCAATTCTTTCTGATCAGATCTAAACTTGTCAAAATTGTAGTTTATGAATTCTTCAAACTTTGAGAAGTGAAATAAATATCTCTTCTCATTGTGTGCGGACAATTCAGTGTGTATAATCTTGAAAAATTCAAGCTGTGTCTCTATGTCAAAATCTTCTAAATTCAAAGGCTTAAATATAGCATTAGAGAAGTGCTTATAAAGTTTGTGAAATTTATCTTCTATTTCCCTGTATTCTTCTTTGTCCTCATGATAGATAATTATTGGTCCTGATTCTGTTTGCACGATTTCCTCAATCACACTTTTAGGACCAGAGGCCTTATCTTTCTCCTCATCATATGGTGTTTTCTCATGTTTGTCATTGTGAATGTCATAATGTCTTTTAGACTTGATCTTAATATCATCTTTTTGTATTACTTTTCTTTCGACCAAGTCCCAGAAAATTCTTTGCATCTTTGTCCACATATTGTTTATATCCAACATATATGTGTATTCACTCTCAAGACCAGTCAATGATCTTTGATTATCAGCAATTTGATCCATTTCGAAAAACTTCGAAGTTAAAAGTTTAGTTTCATCAAATAAAGTAACGGAATAATTATACAAATCATCAATCTCAGCTGGTCTGTTCATCACAAAAGCTAAATAGACATCTCTATTTTCAAAACTTTCTTGAAACTGATTGTGAGGTTTTATGAAATCAAAGTTGTTTTCAACAATGCTCAAGGGAGTTTTCAAATTATCTCCTTTGCTTATATGAGAATCGATATGAACACTAGCCACTACCAAATTAGTCTTCAATCTTTGAAATCCTGTAGAACTTCTAGCTCTTTCAGCTCTCAATATTAATCTCAACTGATTTCCAACTAGATCTAAATACAAATCACTATTTTCAAATATTTGATTTTCCACCTGGAGTTCCTTTTGTTCTATAACTGGAACACTATGTAAAATAGGTGCTCTTGTCATTTTAGCAGTTGTTATATCATACCATTCAATACCA